TGTCTGGTTCTAATCCAGATTCCATCGCAAAATTTCCAACAAACGCCGCGGCTTGCTGGCTTGAAAATCCTTGTTGCTGATAGAACTTGAATATTTTTTCACCATTACTATTACCCAATATATCGGCATCAGATGATATATCAGATATGTTTGCATTCGATGATTGACTTGCCGTTTGATCGTCTATATTTGCACCAGATTCAAGTCTATGTAATGACCCTATTATTATCGGCACTTGAGAGTTTTCACCATCAGCAAAGAATCCAACAACTTGTGCTCCGTGATGTATTTTAGGCATTTTACCTTCGCCAGATACTCCAGCTTCAGTTGATGGCACAATCGCTTGTGCCCATGGCAAATCTTTCATAGGAATATCGTTTGTGTTTTCAGTATGTACTCCTCTTATTCTAACTTGTACTCTGCCAAGTTTTAAGGGATCACCCTGAGAATTTTCTACAACACCAACGAACCAACGAAAAGCGTCACCGTAATAATCTAAAGACATTATGTTGGTTCCTCCTCATTCGTTAGTTTTGTGCAGGATACTATCGCATGATATGCTTTTCCAGAAAAATGGTGTCGTACTGCATAAATCATATGTTCACCGCTTCTTTTATTGTCTCTTTTAAGAATGTCTCCTAGATTCAACAATACTTTCACATCTATAATATTTCCTATACTCACATTTTTTTCATCACTAATAAAATTTCTACCAGGAACTGTTATATTTATTGACGATTTATGTAAGAAATGGCGCATAGATAATGATCTTGCTTTATTCATATGACTTGATATGTCTGGTGCATCATGATAATTTGAAATACCATTATTATATAAACCGGTTGTTGCTATTTGTGTAATAGATTTTGTATCATACTCTAACATAGTGGAGTTGCCCGTATTACCTATGAGAGTTGTATTATCTAACACTTCTTGGTTTTGTTGTTTCTTAAATATACTACCCTTATCTTTTAATTTTTGAAACATATCATTTACATTAAATTTTTGAGATTCAAAAGATCCTGTGGTATGATCAAGAAAATTATAAGTTGAAGAAACAAGACCTTTAACAGCCAATTCAATTTGATTTTCTTTACCGGCTGATGATAAATTAGAAATTATATAAGAATTCTCTATTAAATTTGTGATATCAGATCGGGCTCCTGCTTGAGAATATATATATGGATTTCCAATATTCAAAGGCTTACTCGACAATATTGTTTCTAAATCAACAAATCTCAATTTATCGTCAGCTACACAAGAGAATAGAAAATATGGCATACCATCTATAGTACTTGCACTCTTTTTTATCCAATTCATTGCTTTCATAGGAGTCATATTAGGAACAATGACCCTCATTTTATGATCAGCTTCGTTGTTTTTACCTAATATTTTTAATTCTAAAGGATCACCGGTTCCGGTGGCTGTAGACAAATATGTATTCATAATTTTTTTTATAATATCTACTGGAGTGCCATCAAAAGATTTTGAGACTCGAGTCAATTTAGAAATATAGCCCGACACTTCTATCATGTGAAGAACAAACACTTCATTTGTATCATTTATTTTTGCAGATGCTTGAACCTCACTTACAACAAAATGTTTCTCAATAGAAAAATCAGGATCTGCTATATTATCAACTGCAATTTTTATTTTTATTCTTTCAGTTCCTAGAAACCCAATTCTAGTATATAATGATTCATTATCTGTAAATACCATGGTTGCTGTTAGAAATGGTTTATCTATATGTTCATAAATGTTAATTTCATTTATCATATTTCTAAGATTAATTGGTTCAAAAAACCTTTCACCAGAGACTTCAACTTCAAGTATCCTATATTCAGTAGATTCTATGGGTCGACTTTCAACATTTGACATATTAGATAATCTCTTTTAATCCATTACTAAATTCCGCCACAAGAGTTAGAATATTATCGGATGTTACAATTCTTATTTTTTTGTTTTCATTATTAATATTCTCATAGTGTTTTAAATGGGTTACTGGAGTGACAAATGAAGGTACGTCAACCGTAGGATCAATATCTATTCTATAAACAAGACTATCACTATCTACAGCATTATGATACCGACTTGCAAGGTATTCCAAAGAAGATGATTTTAAAACAATGGTTTTAGTTGAGTCGCCTTGCTTTTGAATTGTTTCGCCTGCTTGAAAACTTGGTGTTCCTTTGACAACAATGTGTCCAAGATTCACATCTCTACCAGTGACTACCGCAGACGCCTCTGATGTTTGACCCACAATAGTTTCTCCTATTGCAAATTTATCAAAAAATGGTGTCTGTGTTACTAAATTTGTATTTGGATATTTTTTCTTTACAGAAGCAACTAGATCGTTATATGTAATTGGCCAACCACTTCTCTTTAGATGATCATTTATAAGAAAAAATGTCCAATAATATTCTGTCGTTCCATATAATTTATGTGACAATACATCAGGTCTTTCATTTTCTAATATTTCATACTGTTCATACAATGTTATTATATCTTTTATTTTACTAAAAACATCCACATAAGCTGATAAATTTTGAATAAAAGTAATATCAACTTCATCTCCAAAATTATATCCTTCTATTGGAAAGTTTAAAAAATATGCCATTATAAACCTCCCAAACCAGTTTTGAGATATTGATTTACTCTATTAGTAGCATTAACTATTCCTTTTTCATCACTCAACCCATCATCAACATCTTTTTTGTCAAGTGCCCGATCTTCAGCCATAGTTAAACTAATATCCACTTCTGAAAATCTACCACCTTGAAAGAATGAAGATTGTGTAGGATTATAAACAGCATTAAATGTTTTAATATACATTAATTCAAAACTTAAGGCATCTTCTTTGTATTCAATATCGTTATATAATAATTTCACTTTTATTTTATTTGGAAATTTATATGCTAAGTCTATACCCCCTTCCCTCATAGTTTCTGGATATAATTCAGTTCTAAAAAATCTTATAATTTTAGTAATTTCATTAGACTCGTCAAAAGATTTTGGAATCAACTTAAATGTAAAACTAAATTCTCTAATGCCAACAGATTGAAATAATGTTCTTGAATTAGGATTAGGTGCAACTTGCAGAGACGATCTTACAGCACCACCAATAGATGCTCCTGGAGCAAATCTTGCCGCAGCAATTCTTGCGTTGTCTTGTGTTGCTGCACCAGATACTAATTTAACAAAATCATTTATTCCTTGCCCGACTCCTTTGGCAGCAGCGTTGGCTAAACCATCTGTTCCACTATTTAAAGCTCCCTCTATACCACCTCCAAAAGCTCCTAAAGATGCATTTTCATATGAAACACCATCATTAATTTGTAATGCTTGTGGCATAAACAATGTACAAGTGTTACCTGTAGATATCGTGTTGCTCTTACGCACTGCCGATGAGATTTGAGCATGAAGTTTCCTGGTCTGGCTAGCTTGCTCTACTGCGGCCGCTTTCAGATCGCGCCTAGTTGAAGATGCGTTATCAGTAGACGCGCTAGCATTTTTTGCAGCGTGACTTTGAACAAAATGCACTGTTGGAGGAATAGTTTCATACACCTCAAACTTAATAGTCGCAGGATATTGACCTTGATCTTCCAAAGGATATTTTAGTTTTACTTTTGGCATTGTTATTATCCGAATAAATAATGTTACTATATCGTTATTTATAAGAAAATCATGAGAACGCATCAGGGCAAGTATAAAATTAAAAATCGTAAAAAGTATAAGGGTAACCCAGATAACGTAGTATATCGTTCTGGCTGGGAAAGGTATTGTTTTGCTTGGTGTGATACTTCATCTGAAGTACAAGAGTGGTCATCAGAAGAAGTTATAATACCTTATTTCTATGATGTAGATAAGAAATATCATAGATATTTTATGGACTTGAAATTAAAGATGAATGATAAAATTTATCTCATAGAAATAAAACCAGAGTCACAGACAAAACCTCCAAAGAATCCAGGTAGAAAAACAAAAAGATATATCAATGAGGGTTTATCATATATTAAGAATATGAATAAATGGAAAGCTGCTGAAAATTTTGCAAAAGATCATGGTTGGTCATTTCAGATATGGACAGAACATACGTTGATTAAAATGGGAATTATGCCTAAACAAATCAAACCTCTTCCTAAACTCAAAAAATTAAAACGTCTATAAATTGTTATAAATAACAGCAGAGCAGTAACTTTGGAAATATTTTATGGCTAACTTGTTTCAAAATTTAGAAATGCAGGCGTTTCGTGCGGGTATAACTCCACGATCAAAAGAATCTATGAAATGGTTCCGAGAAAAAGCTTCAAGTTTAAGAAATGTAAATCGGCAAAAATTAATGAAAGAAGAACCTATAGAATTTAAACAACGATCCGCTATAGGTAGCATGTATATGTATTCTTATCAACCAAAGCACCGAGAAACTTTACCATACTACGATACTTTTCCTTTAACTATAATTGTAGGTAAGGTAGATGGTGGATTTACTGGTCTTAATTTACATTATCTCCCTATGACATTGAGAGCTAAGTTTCTAGATTCTTTAATGGAAGTTACGAATAATAAAAAATATGATGAAACTACAAAATTCAGACTCAAGTATGATATTTTAAATGGTGTACAAAAATTCAAATACTTCAAACCTTGTTTTAAACGATATATAGGAAAGCAAGTGAGAAGTAGATTTGCCTATGTGCCACCTCCGGAATGGGAAATTGCTACATTCTTACCTACAGCAGATTTCCAGAAAATGAGCCAGAGTGCTGTACATAAAGAATCAAGAAAGATGATAAATTAAATGCAAGCATATACAATAGACTCTTTTAAAAGTAAACTCGGTCGTGGATTGGCTAAATCCAATCTATACACTATAGAAATACCTACAGTTGGAATTGATAATAGGATTACCTCAGAAACTTTAAATTTTATGTCTAAGAGTGTTCAATTACCGGGCAGACAAGTTATGTCTGTTGATAAAAATATTGGTATGTTTACTGAAAAGGTTGCATATGGTTTTGCAGTTCCGGACGTAAGCCTATCATTTCATGTAACTAATGACTATACTACTAAACTATTCTTTGAAGCTTGGCAAAGACGTTGTATTGATACAACATCTATTGGTCTACCTGAAATAGGATTTAAAAAAGATTATGTTAGGGATGTAACAATAAGACAACTTGCACCTAACCGAGCAAACTTATCTCAATATGAAGTAGTATATTCTTGCAGACTAAGGGACGCATTTCCAACAACATTAAATGCGGTTGAATTAAACAATGAGCAAAACGGAACTGTTGA